GCCGATAATATACCGCTCTGGCTGAAACATATCTGTAATTTTGAATGCCGACCAATGCAATATGTTTGGGCTGAAGAAATTGAAAAAAATCCTTATGTGCTTTTGTTGGCGCCGCCCAGAATGGGCAAGACGCAATTGGTTGAACTATTATGCCTGAAGGAATGTGCCACCACGCCGTTCGAGGATTACCGGATCTGGGCACCGAAAGAAGAACAGGGCAAAAATTCGTTGAAATATCAATTGTCGGCGATCGAAATATCCAAGCCATTAGCGGCTTTTATCAAGGTTCGGGATGGTAAGCGCCAGAAATCGACCGGCGGCTATGAATTCTGGAATATGTCAAACGCTAAATGCTTTGGCGAAAATTCAAATTATGATGGCGAAAACGCGACAATTATTCGTTGTGAAGAATTCGATGATATGAACTGGAAGCGTTATACGGATCGCATTCTCCAGCGTGGATCGGCTAAAAATCGCAACGGCAAACCGACCCGGGTGCGCCTAACCGGGACGATCCAAGAAGGCAAGGGCAATATATTTAGAATTTATAGTGACGATAAATACCATGTCTGTCATCTATTTGATGTTTATGACGGACTGGCGATAGGTATTTATGACAAAGATTTAGTCGAATTGGCAAGACTGGAAAATACGGATGACGACTGGCTAAGAATTTATCTACTGAAATTTACCGAATCGAAAAACTTCCTCTGGGAACGCTGGATCCGGGAATCGGTAATGAAGTCGAAGGAAATCAATTATGCTGGAATAGAATTTGTTCGTGGCGGCCGTTATAATGCAACCGGACGGGTAACGCTCGGTCTAGATATGGGGCATTCGGGCGAAAGCGCCGATTCATCCTATTATTCGATGCAAATCTATGAGCATATTGGCGAGACCTCGCTTTGGCTAAATGGCAAACGCTGGAAGCCGACTGAAGATACGAAAATAATTAAGCAGGATATTCTGGATTGGTGGAGCTTTTATAATCCAGATTATGCCTATGGCGACGCGCTCAAGGCTGATATGATCGCCGACCTTAACGATATGCTCTATTTAGAGAGATTAATCAACGTTGATCGGCATCAATATGCCGAGAATTCGGCAGCGAACTGGAAACAATGGTCGTTTGCACCAATCTGGAATACCGGTCAGACCAAATGGGCTGGCGCGACATTTCTGCAACAGAAATTAAGGCTCGGCAATTTGATAATCCCCTATTTTTCGACTGATGATGATCGCCCGATCGCGCAAGCCTGCCGTTCATTGATTGCTAATTTTAAAAATGTCAAAGAGGGCAAGGGCAATGCACGATATGGATTACTGGAGCCGATTAAAGGCATAATCGGCGATGATGATTTCGACGCATCCTGGATGGCAATCCTGTGCGCCAATGATAAGATCCCGGCAATTGTGGATCTGAGCAATCTCGGCAAATCCAACCGCACGACAATTATGCAACCGTGCCAGACGAGTATTGTTTCCGAATTACAGATGGATTTGCATAAACGATTAAACATAACCCGGGACTTTGTCTAATGAGCATCTGGAATTCAATCGCAAGATTTGCCGAAAAGCGCAGTACCCCGAATCTAACTGAAATCGGGGCAATCCAGTCAAAATTTGCCGGGAAATTAATTTGGGATGCCAATCCTGATGAGCTGATTCAGAAAAAAGGCATTGCCTATCTAAAAGAAGTTGCCCGCGACACGCATGTCTCTTCATGTTTGCGGACGCGGCGGCAGAAGTTGCTCAAGACGCCGTGGGATATTCAGCCATTTGATGATTCAGATGAGGCAATCGAATGGGCGGATTTTGTACGCTGGAATCTTGAGAACATGGATGGCGAATTATTACAAGACCTCGCAGCCATGCTAAGGGCAATAGGTTATGGTTTTTCGATCAGCGAAAAGAACTGGCGTATAATCGAAAATGGACCGTATGTCGGACGAGTCGGGCTGAAATCTTTGCGCTGGAAGCCGGAAGATCAAATTATCTTTTCCAAGGATGAATTCGGGCATGTTACCCGGATTCAACTTTCATCAACTTATGGTCTGAGCGGGGTAGACCTGCCACTCGATAAGGTGGTGCATATCATTTATGGTGATAATGATGAAAATCCGTATGGCGATCCGACACTTTCAAGGGTGGCATTCTGGGCTTGGTTAAAGAAAAATGAAGCCCAATTCTGGGCAGTGTTTTCAGAAAAATTCGGGATGCCGACGGCTAAAGCCACAATTCCGAATAATGCCACCGCGGCTCAAAAGGATGATATTGATTCGATTCTGGAGACTTTACAATCTGAAAGCGGGATTAAACTGCCGGAGGGTTTCGAACTTTCATTTCTGGAGGCTACCCGCAACGGCGAAGTTGGTTATGACAATTTTATCGAGCGTTGCAATAAAGAAATCAGCAAGGAAATCTTAGGTCAGACACTTTCCAGCGAGGAAGGCAAGCGCGGGCAGGGTTCCTACGCTTTGGGAACGGTACATGCCATGACCTTGGAGGATTATGTGGCTTTTGATGCAGCCTTAATCCAGACTGCCATTACCGAACAAATCATCAAGCAATTAATCGCCTATAATTCGGATACCGAAAAAATTCCAAAATTTGTTTTTGTCAGCGAAATCGACGCCCTGACATTGGCGCAAAATTATCCAGCAATTTCAGCCGCAATTGACATACCGGCAAAATGGCTCTATCATAAATTTGCTATTCCAATGCCGAAGCCGGGTGAAAAAATTGCCCGGATGGTGACAAATAATACCTTTGCGCCGAAGGGAGTTGATAACAATGCCAAATCTATTTTTGCCTATGCTGAAACTGATAAAAATATTTTGGACGAACGCGAAAGTATCCTGGCGCATTTGGATACTCAGGCATTGAATCAAATCGCCAGTCAGATGGATACCGTTTTTGAAAATGTGACCAATCAATTCAAAAAGAAACTAACCGAGGGCGAGGCCATTGAAATGCCGCCCAAATATTCGGTCAATATCGGTGAGGTCAAAAAATCATTAATTGATGCCGCGGTCGAATATTACCTGATTGGGAAATATTACGCCCGGCAGAAATTAGCTGGCCTGATTGAGCTACCGGAACCGAAATCAATCAAAAAGTTTGCGGAATTGAGCGATTTGCAATTTAAATCGCCGGAAGAGGCGATCAAATATTTCTCTGGATTGGTGAATATTACCAAGCCGGAGATGGAAGCGCTCCTGGCATTGTACGAAGAGCGCTATTTCACCGTGGCCGGATTGCTCAAAAATGATGTTGAGAAGATTTACAACACTATCGTGGTCGGGCTGGAAAAAGGTTGGAATTGGAAGTCATTTGAGGCGGCGGTCAATGCTCAAAAAATTCAATATACGGGTACGATTTTCGGCAAGGATATGACCGGGGAACCCATGGGAGCCGGTCATCTGAAAACGATTTTTCAAAATAACATGATGCGGTCCTATCAGGAAGGCGCTCAAAAACTGTATGATGACCCGGATATAGCCGATGAAATCTGGGGCTATGAATATGTCGCGGTCGGTGATGATCGCACCCGTCCCGAGCATCAGAAATTGAGCGGCACAGTCCGTGAGAAAGACGACCCATTCTGGGCGAAATATACGCCGCCCTGGGATCATAACTGCCGCTGCGACCGGATCCCGATTCTGCGCAGTCAGATTATTTCCGGCGATTACGAACGCACGGCAAAATTACCATCAATCGACCCGGAAGCGGGTTTTGAAACAAGGAGGATATTATAATGGGACAAGGTTTATACATGATCCCGGACAAAGCAACCTTGAATATGATTGCCAAAATGTCCGCCAATTGGAAACTTATTACGGAGACGCTATCTGCCATGACCGCCGGTACGGCTTATACTGGCACGCTAAAAGTTGCGCCGATTCTTAATTCAACCCGACGCTGGCATGGCGATTATGATGACAGCGGATTCATCCCCGATGGATCCGTATTTGTGTTGGAAGTGGAGACCGAAGGTGAAGTTGATACCAACGGCGATTATTACATTGATTATTACACCGGTTATTACAAGGTCAAAGCCGGTGCCTCGGCGACCCCGACCGTGACTTATTATGCCGCCGAACAGCGTATTGCCACTATCATAGACGGAGGAACGCCGACAAGTGGATTAGTTGTCTATACTTTTTCAGCGGATAGCGTTAAGACTCTGGCGCAAATGGGGGTAACGCTCTCAGCCGCAATGATCGGAGCGTTGATTACCATCGAAACCAATCCGGTGCGCTTTGGCTTTGGCGGCACGGTGGACCAGACCAATGGACACAAATTATTTTCTGGCGATACACTGATTATGGATAGCTACGGACAATTGGCGCAATTCAGAGCCTGTAATGCCGTCGCTGGTCAGAATGCTAAGGTTGTGATTTCAACTTTTCAATGAGAGGCGTAAAATGATACAGATAATTCGAGGCAATCTACCTTTTAGCCAGACACTTTCAGGGACGACTTCTGATACAATTACGCATAAT